AGACAAAAAACGAATTGTCCATAATGTTGTTGAGCTTTGTCGAGGTAATTTGCTCGTTATTAGAAAATGGGGTTGTTGTATCAACGACTGGCATAATTTATTTCTGTGATATGATTGCGCGGTTGGAAACCGCTCCTGATATTTTAACTGAATGCACCTTGGGAGAGCCGCTAGTTCTTGTCAAGATCATAGTACCTGTGTAACCACGAAGTCCTCCAAGCCTGCCCCTAACATTTGCGGTTTCTTCCTCTTGATCGGCGTTAGACAAGTCACCAATTAGCTCGTTAGTGCTACCAATGGGAAAGGCGTTGTCTGGATCTTCGGTAGAAAATGAAACATCAAAAGTAGATGGTGATCCAGCAGGGAAAGATTGCATTTGGGTCTGAAAGTCAGTAAACCTTTTGCGCTCTTGAGTCCCAAAGTCGTACCCACGGGTAGTTAGAGAGGCGTTGATTGGCTCAGAGTCAATAGTAGCACTACCAAACTCAGCTGAAATGCTATCCGCTTGGGAGTCAACTGCCTCCATCTTGTGGATTCCACCACTAGACGACACAGCGCAAAGGTCGTTTCTAACCCCAGCACCAGCAGTTACGAAGTCTGTAATTAAAAACCCAGAGCTTCCATAGGTGTCGAGAGACTCCCAGCCCTTATTTAGGAAGTTAAACACCAGAATAGCGTTATTTCCCTGTGCATCGTCAGCACCAACCACAGAATCCAGCGGAACCGCGAGGTAATACCGATTATCGTAATAAACCGCAGTAGCATTTCCAGCCAATCTAGCGTTAATCCTGTCAATATACGGCTGAATATTCTTTGAAAGCGGTTCTTCTGTTCCTCGTAGGTTGTAATCGTTAAGGAAGGTGAGGGCGTAAACCCCGTTATCAGATAGGAACAGGAGGTTATTGGCTTGCATCACCACGGACTTGCGAGCCAAGCAGCCCACCTCGCTGGTTAGTTCTTTAACCACGGTATCCGCAAGGCTTCCTTGAGTGCCAACAACCGCATGGATGCTGTTGCGGTTCATTACCACCAACGCATCGTCGTAAAATCCGTGCATCGCAACCACATAGTCAGCCGTACCTCCAGAAATACGGAACTGGTTAAGCACCCGATCATAGGTATTGCTGTCCAAGATGTCGGACGCGATGATCTCATCGGCAATCCCGCGATTGGTGTAAGTCGAAACCGTCAATGTGCCACCATTCTCGTACAGATATGGCATCCACAGGCGGCGTTGGAAGTAGGTTGCCCAAGGTGGGCCAGGCATGAACGAAAATCCAAGACCAATAGACTCCTGCTGAGAGTAGTGGATAGTGTGCGACGACACATCTGGTTCGCTGGTAAAAAACTGCCAAGTATTGTATGTCGGAATGGCAGACACATTAAGAATGTCACCAACATTCAAGACCTTAAATGCTGTTGATGTTTGGGTAAGCCTTAATGATTGGCCAATGGAAAACGGGGTGTCTTTAAGTGCTGTGAATGTGTAATTTGTGCCACTAGTAAATGTACCAGTTGAAAGTGTCAACGTTCTTGTTGCTCCAACATAATCCGAAACCGTGTAGGTTGTCCCAGAGATTACAAGGGTTGCCCCATTATAAAAGTCATTTAATACAGATGGTTTAAATCCATCGTCAAAAAAGTGTGGCAAGACGATAGTCGCTCCACCACCCCCCACCGCAATTCCAGTAGATTCCTGTAGGTCTGCAGGATCTATTTCAATTGTGGCAGTGCCATTTGAGATTACAATGTTGTTGTTTTTGGTGTAGTCCTTTCCTGCTTGGTACGGGCCACCGGGAACTTTGTAAAACTGGGTGCTAACCCCATCCCATTGCAAGGCAGACTGCCCACCACGAAAGATGATAACCTTGTCGAAAACCTGTATCATCGACACCTCGACCCCAGCATCCAAGGTAATGCCAGTAGGATAAGTCAAATCCGTAACTCCAGCAGTACCAGCATCAGCAAGCTTGGACACCTCGATCTTCTTAACCCCAGCGTTAGTCGCCACAAGGATATACTCCTTATTGCTCTCGTTGGGGTTGCTGAACAGGCACGATGCACGAACATCAGACACCACATTGTCATTTACCTGTGAGCGCAAGTACCCAGTAGCACCAACAGTAAGCGACCCGTCAGTACCATTGTTAGCAAAGGTCAATGTATTAACCCCTGTAACCGTCATCAAGAAAGACCCAGCAACAATTCCAGTCAAAGGTTGAACTGCAGGCGTGGCCGTATTACCAAGAGTAACATAAGCAGTGCCAGTCAACCCATGATTGGAACTTGTGGTAATGGTCACCACATTGGATGTCCTGCTCGCAGATGCAATTGTCTTATCTGTATCAATCACAAAGAACGGCAACCTCAATGGAGTGCCACCAGTAGTCAAGCTGGTCTTCTGGGCAATGACTGCCTTACGAGGCTTCCAGTAACCCTCCATCCGCCCGTTAAGGCTCTCCCTAACCTCACCCTCCTGTAACTGGTTAAGCTGCAACCTACGGTTCACACCATAGAAACCACGATCACCAGCATCGGCAATCGAGTCATCTAACCCACCAGTGGATCGGAACTGCGACATTATGCGCGGTAACCAATAACAACACCAGAAGCAAGCGTAAAGCCAGTGATGTTGCCACCAATGCCAATACCCGCAGGGATAGAGACACCAATCAACTTCGTGCTAGCATTCGTGATGTTTGGCGCGGTAAACACAGAAAAATTAGTGTCACCAACAGTCTGAACCCAACGGAATGGGCCTACAGCCGCATCCGTACCAGAGTACACTTGTCCGCCGCCTTGACCTTGAAGATCGTATGAATCGCCTCTAGGCATAATATAAATAAGTTTCTAAGCACAAGTCCATCTCGCGCTCACACAACCAATTACCACAATCCCACACACAATGTCAACCACAAACATCTATACCCAATTATACCCACTTATACCCAAAACCATGTATAAACCCACCAAATGTTACCTATCTAGCACATTTAAGCACAATACACTAGACCTATCCCCAAATAATCCCGAACGGGAACTTCCCCATTGTAACAATTTTTCTGGGGCTAGTTTATGGATGGCAATGATAAAAATATTTTGCCGGTCGACCCCCTCCCCCCTGTTCAAGTGAGCAGTGTTCATTCGTGCAGTGTTCATGTGATCAGTGCCGGCAATGCCAACGGTCGTTTGAATGTGTCGCTTGGATCATGCGCTTGGCTGGAGAGTGCGCCTTGCCTTGCTCCGTGGAACATTCCGTGGAACATTTGTAGCAGTGCCAATGGCCATCGACTTGTGTTCCACGCTGACCTTGTGGAACATTGCTTTGATGTACGCTACAGGTTGATGCCATGCCTTGAATTGACCTTGCTTGTCCACATATAGCGTCCTTTGCCTTAACGCAATTTAGTTGCAGTATGGATTTTTCCTTGACGGATTTCGTGGATCATGTGTAGAATCCTGCCGGAGGCGGAAGTGAGCCACTTGCATCACGCTCCAATCCATGGCGAACGATGCGAAACATCTTGCTTTGCCCTGCGCACGGTGATTGCTTTTCTTGAATAGGGGAATGGATTTCCAGATGCTCTTGATGCTTCTTTCCTTTGCTTCTTCTTCTTCCTTCCTTGCTTCATCCTAACACCTAACGGGAATTACTAGCGATGCGATAGCTTGGTTCCTTGGCGTTTCGCTTGTCCTAGTGCTTGGAAGTTGACGCTGGCCGTGGGATTTATTCATGGCGTGGAATTGAGGGAAAGGTTTGGAAATAAAGGGTTTCGCAAGCTGTCAACACTATTCGACAAATTTATTTTTGAGTTGTTGGCAAATTTTGCTGGCAATCTTTCCGCCATGATTTAGATTGCTCCCGTTGCCAGCAAACAAGGCACGCCAACAATAAACAAACACAATGATGAACCAATACACAATAAATCAACTTAAGGCCCAACTTCGAAGCGGTGAGTTCGCATGGCCAGGCGGATATCCACTCTACTTCATCACGGACGATGGCGAGGCTCTATCATTCGGAGCCGTGAGGGAAAACATCAAATCCGTGATTTGGAGCATACGCCACAAGGTGAGCGATGGCTGGCGCGTGATTGGATGCGAAGTCAATTGGGAAGATGATTTCATGACTTGCGCTCACACTGGCGAGCCAATTGAATCAGCATACGGTGAAGAGGTCGAAGCTTAACCGAACCAAACCAAACCAAAC